CAACAGCAGTAGGCGACGACGTACCAACAGGTAAACCTGTTGAAACAAATAAGCCGAGAGTTAAGAAAAATACACCTGTTAAAAAAGTAGAGGAACAGCAACAGCAAAAACCGTCAGCAGTAGCCGACGACACGCCACAAACGCAAACAGCAACAGGCGGTGCAGGTGGAGGCGAACCTCCGAACCCACCAAGACGTGGACGCAAAAAAGTAGAGGAACAGCAACAGCAAAACACGCCACAAACGCAAACAGCAACAGGCGGTGCAGGTGGAGGCGAACCTCCGAACCCACCAAGACGTGGACGCAAAAAAGTAGATTTAAACGAAACCGTCACACAGTTTGTTAAAGACAACGGCAGACCGCCGACAATAAAAGAATTGACTAAGTTGGGCGTAGATAACAAAGTTGCTACAAAATGGTATCGAGATATGCAAAAAATTAACCAAAAACCAAAACCAACAGCAACAAGTAGCGCGACCAAACCGCCTACAACCGAAACGCCTGTATCTACACCACAGTCTAGATTTGATGCAACTGTTGGAATAAAGCCAGAACAACCGCCTACTACTAGAAAACCGCAATATTGGAGTGCGGAAAAGCCGACATTATTCCCTAATCCGTTTAATAAACCGCCTGTTACTTCTAAAAATGTTCCTCAGAAAACAGTCTACAAAGCACCAGCAGGAACAAGTCGAAGTAAGTTTGCATACAAAACAGCAGATGAAGAAGCAAAATCAACTCTTGACTATATGAAAAAAGCAATAAATCCTAAAAATTGGAACGCAAAAACAGCGTTACAAGTCGCAGGAATTGCAAGTCTACCAGCCGCTACATTATACGGTCAATCTGCTTTTGATAGTTTAGTCAAACAAGACGAAGAGCAAAAGCAAAGAAAAAACATCAATACAGAATCCCCTTATAAACCTTTTAACTTAAACGCTAAAAGAGAATATGAACAAAACATTTCAACACCAGCGTTCAACTTAGTTAAAGAAGGTTACAGTCCTGCTCAAATTTATGAAATGGCAAAACGAGAAGGCTGGGATGATAACGATGCTGTTAGTCTTAAAAGAGCCGCAGAATACCATATCTCACAAAGTGAGCAAAAGCAAACAGACACAGACACTCTCCCATCAGACGTGCAAGCGGCGCAAGACGAGGTTAGAAACACTGTTGACGGCGGTGGTAACGGCGGTGGTGACACAAGTACCGACGAAGACCAACAGTATATGAACGAAATAGCACCGTTTATCCAACAAGGCGGAACGTCGCAAGATGTATACGAAACAGTGCTTCAAAACACAGGCGACCCACAAAAAGCAGCGAAAGCGGCGCAAGTCGCACAAAGTCTTGGTGGAGGTGATTATACCACAGGAGGCGCTTCAACAGCAGGTGACGGAGGCGATTCAACAGACTACGCTTCTGACGCTGACTTTAACGCTTACAACGAGTACAATCAGATGGTTAGCAAAATGGGAACTGATGTTATGACACCGAGTGAAAGCAAGATGATTGAAGACCAAGCCAGACGTACGGTTGATGAAGTAACCAAACAGGTTGAACGTGCAAGACGACAAATTTTGGGCGACCAAAATATGAAAGAGCAAGCGTTGCTTGATGATGCAAGAGTTTCAAAACAAGCGTTGGAAGATAAATACTTCCAACAATATATGCAGGCTCGTCAAAACATGGCAAATCGTGGTTTGTTGAACTCTGGTATGACACAAGACTCAATGGTTAGATTAGGTATGGCGAAGACACAAGAACTCGGCAACCTCGAAAAACAAAGACAACAAACTATGAGAGAATACACAAACAACGCACAAAAAGCCATGAATCAACTACAAGACCAATACGGCGACAAAATGGACTTCAACGCAGTTCAGCAAAAAGTCAGAGAAAACTACTTGAAAGAGCGTGACAAGTCGTTTGACTCCAAACTCAAAGCACTTGACCGTTCGATTGATAATAATGCGGCGCAACAAAGAATCGACAACGCACTTACATTGAAAAAAGCACAACTTCTGCAAAACGCACAAAAAGAAATTCGTAGAGCGTCCGAAGCGGCTCGTAGAATCGGTATTCAGGGTGAAAGACTTAAACTTGATTGGCAGAAACACACTCTAAACGGAAAACTTAAATACGCTAATCTTGTTTCCCTAAACGATTACAGAGCAAAATCGCTAGCAAACTTCCAAGATAAAACGTACGCAACAGCCTTAACAAGTCAGTACAAACAACGTGCAATTAGACTTGGTAAACTAGAAACTCAGTTGTCAAAAGAGTCAGGCGAGGCTAAGATAAACAGTATTAAAACGGAAATGGGCAACTTACAAACAGAAATGCTTGTGATAGACGCAGGTCTTGGGCAAATTACAGGTCTGACTGTACAAGACGCGGCTAACCAAGTTAAAAACAAATAAGAGGTGATGATATGAGTCGATTAAACCAAACGGAAATTGTAAATAGAGCCAGCCGTACTTATAAAGCCAACCCGTCGGTTTACACAACCTCGTCTTCATCTACCCAAAATCAGAAAAAAGAACCGTGGTGGCAAAAGACGCTTAATTTTATCGCCAGACCACAGCGAGCCATAACAGGCGCGTTAGCAAATATCACTGACAAAAACCCAAACACTACCCTTTTAGGTGGTGTTTGGGGCGGTTTGTCAGGTCGTGAGCGCAAAGATTTCGACGAGTTTCTTAACAATGTTGATTGGAAGCAACGAGAAGCAGGACAGCCGTACAGTATTTTTGGGACAAAAGGCAGGCTTGACTTGTTTGACCTTGTTAATTTTGGCGGTAATGTTGCATTAGACCCTTTGACTTGGGCGACTCTTGGAGGTTCGTCTATCGTAAAGTCTGGCGCACGTGCAATGGCTGATGAAGCCGTAAAACAAGCCGCTAAAGAAGGTGTAAAACTATCAGGCACAAAGTGGTTAAAAGGCAGTGCTAACCGAATGGTAGGCGATGCGCCTGACTTAATTGAAGAAGCCATTAAAAACAGACTGAGAAGAGGCTCAGGTGCTAGACCGACAAAAGAAGTTTTAGACGATATTGCGCTACAAGCGTCAAAAAAAGCAGAACTTGCAAAAAATGAAATTTATAATGCAGGTAAAGCGGCTCGTTTGCGTGACCAAAACGCTCTAATTAACTTTGACGTTCCGTTTACCAACATTAGCAAATCGTTCGGTAAAAAACCAAGTTGGTTACAAAAAGTAGACAAAACAATTACTGAACCGCAAATTGCAGGAACAGCGAATATGTTTAGTAAAGTCGGTGGAGAAGCGGCTACACCAGAAGAAATTACTAAACTGTTACAAAACCGTTATGAAAAAAAAGACTTGTCGAACCTGACAATGCAAGAGTTGAACGACTTGCAACAGTTAGACAAGTTTGTATACAAAACAGCAGACGACGCACCTTTTGGTGACGCAGTACCTTCGTCGTTCTCTGAACAAGCCATGAACCATTTAGGTAATTATAAGTTTCAACAAGGTTCAGGAGGTACGTCTAAGTTAGGTGACTTGTTTAGACCTCATAACCCGTTTAACGCACGAACAGTGTTTGCAAACTCTGACCCACTGCTTAACAGGTCAGCAAGCCAATATGCAGACACAAAGAATCAAATACTAGGTAGAACAAGACAGGTTGAAAAAGACTTAGAAGGTATTACAAAAGCGACACAAGGTTTATCAAAAGAAGAGTTATACGCTATCCCTTATGCAATAGAAAAAGCATTTCCAGACGTGTATAAAGACCTTGACACCTATTTAACTAAAACGGTTGGAACGACAAAAAACAAAAAGACTATTGAAGATGTTGCTCAGTTTATAAGCGATAGACAGAAATACTACGGCGGTTTTGAGTTGTCGTCAGGTTTAAGACAGTCTGTAAGAGAGAATTACTTTCCTCATATTCAAAACTTTGACGAACTTGAAAAAGCAGGTTTGCAAGAAAGAATACAAAAGTATCTAAACGACCCGACAATCGGAAAGTTTCTACAGCAAAGCGCAAACAACCCGTACGCGCAATCTCGTAAGTCGTTTGACACGCTTGCAGAAGTTGACAACGAAGTTGCAAAGTTAAAAAATGATTTGTCGAGCGTTCCTCCTAACTCGCCAGAATACGCAGAATTGTCAGAAAAAGTACAAACACTTGAACTTTTGTTTAAGCGCGACCCAATTGAAGTGTTTGAAAAACGTGCTAAAACCGCAGTACGTTCGTCTGCTATGAAAGCACTTTTAGACCAATACAAACTTGACGGTGTGATTTTAACACTACCAGACGCAAAAGACCTGACAAAAGAAATGACAGAAAAAGGATATAAACTTCTTACAAACAGGGAAGCACAAGCAATCGGTGTAAAAGACATTATCAAAACAACTGACGACGTGGCTGAGGGTGCTGAGGAAGTTGTTAAAAAAGGTTCGTTAGAAAAGATTGCAATTCATCAAGATTTGTACGACTTGCTAAAAGAGTCCCCTAGATTTTCTCAACGTGAAGCGGTTAACCGAGCAGTCGAAATGACCAACGTAGTAACAAACATTTTTAAAACGCTTTACACGTCGCTTGTACCTAAGCATTACTTTAACAATCTAGTGGGTAACGTCTTTAATAACACAATGGCAGGTGTCGGTGCAAGTTCTTACTACCAAGCAGGAAAAATTATGCAAAAAATGCGTAGTGGTACACTTACTGCAAAAGAACAGAAACTTGTGGACTTTGCTCTTGATGAAGGTATTTTGAACCAAACGTCTTTTGCCGACCTTGTTCGACCAGAAATTTTAAGAAAAGGAAATAGAAGGGTTGATGAAAAGTACGCTTCGTTCTATAATAAGATAGACACATTAAATCAAAAAATTGTAGACAACGCTGTTGCAAAGAAAATGCGTCAGTACGTAGGCGACCCGTCAGATAACATTACTCGTCTGGCACACTATATTCACATATACAACTCAACAAGAAGCGTCAAACTTGCGTCTGAATCGGTTCGTAAGCATTTGTTTAACTACAACGAAATTACAGGCGCGGATAGACTTGTAAAAGTAGTCCTCCCGTTCTGGAATTGGATGAAAAATAACATTCCTCTGCAAATTACAAAGTTTGTTACAGAGCCTCGTATTGCGGCTCAGTGGCAGAGAATACAGGAAGAAAGTTTCGGACAAGACAACGTAGAAAACTACCCAGGTTATATTCAAGAAGGATTTATGAAAATGCCGTGGGGACAACAAACTTTCTACAATCCAAGAGTACCTGTGCAAGATTTGACGCAATTAGCAGACCCGTTAAAAACGCCTTTAAATGCTTTAACACCTGTGGCAAAAATGCCTCTTGAGTTTTTCTTTAACAGACAGATATTCTCTGAAAACCCAATCAGTTATGAGAAGATTAAAGATAAAGAAGTCGGTTATTGGGGTAATGAACAAGCCTCTGAACAAACCAACAAATACCTTCGTCAAAACCTCGGTATTCTTGGAGATTTGTGGGACGCTCAAAGACAACTTGCAGGAGAAGAGAGATACGGCAAAGATTGGCTTAACTTGTTTACAGATACGATGTTCGGAAGCACAAATAAATTACGATAGGGGTGGTAAAAATGGATTGGTTGCTTGATGTTGGAAAAGAATACGGCTTATTTGTTGCACTTGTCGCTTATGTTTTATGGGCAAACCAAAAACGAGAGGAAAGATACATTGAAATTATTAACAACCTCTCGGAAGAAATTAAAGGCGATTTGGCTTTTATTAAAAACAAAATTGGTGGTGATAAAAGTGAATAAGCAACTGATTATACCTATCGTAGCACTTGTCGTATTGGTGGCGAAACAAGGTTTTGGTTACGAAATGCCAGATGAAACAACAAATTTGATTACAGACGCAGTATTAGCAATCATCACACTCGCAGGGATATTTATGCACCCAAAGGGGAAATAATATGTTAAAGAGGTTAGAGCAAGACCTAAAACAACACTATGCTCACCATCGGTTTAACGCAGATAAGTTTTATCTTGTAGATTTTTCAGACATTCACATCGGGCATAAAGGCTTCGATTCAGAAGCCTTTTCCAAAGCCATTGAGTTAGTAAAACGTACGCCTAATATGTATGTGTTTATTGGTGGTGATTCAATTAACCATGCGAACAAAGGCTCGAAGTCGTCACAGTTTGAAGAAAACATGACACCGAGAGAACAGATTAAAGCGTTAGTCAAGTACCTCGAACCGATTAAAGACCGTATATTAGGCAAAATTGACGGCAATCACGACGGTACACGCTCGCAAGAGTTTAATGACATATCACCTATGGAATGGTTCTGTGATACGCTAAATATACGCTATTTTGGCGATTTAGCAATTATTCAGTTAGTTATTGGTCATAATTCATACACACACTACTTTCATCACATATCAGGTTCGTCAGGTAAGAAGATGAACATGAACAAGTTGCAGGAAAAGGGCGAGGAATTTAGGTGTGACGTTATCTGGGGAGAACACACGCACCGTAGACATTACGCTTCCGAGATTTATGTAGAGGTAAACCCGATACTCAAAAAGCCTGTGGTGCGAGAGCAGTTCTTTGTCAATGCAGGTACGTTCCTAAATTGGTCGGGATATGCGAAAACAAAAGGCTACCGCATTAACAAACCGACCTGCAACATTGTAGAAATGTCAGGACTAAAAGGCAAGTGGCAAATCAAAGTACATGAGTTAGAACATTTTATGTAACAAAAAACACCCTGCAAACACAGGGTGTTCTTCTTTTAGCATTTGCAGTTTTGACGACCACAACTTTTGCAGACTTTACCTTTACCGCCTTTTTTCATATTACTCACCTCCTAACTTACGTACAATTTCGGCTAACCGATGTACTTCGTCTTTCATTTTTTCGTCTTTTCGTGCAATACCTTCTGCGTACTTCTCTTGAAGTATTTTTATAATAGCCTTTGCATCTTCCTTAGACAACAACATACTCAACACCGCCTTCTTGTCGTATTCTTGCAGTTTAAACTGCTCAATCAATCGAATAAGTAACTTCGTGTACTCTGGGTCGGTTGCGTAACCTGCCAAACGAATTTCGTTACACGCTACTTTGTAGTCAGTTGTTGCAACAACTTTCTTGTATCTAGACTTCATCAGTAAGTCGTTGTGGTCTTTTACCGAACCTTCAAACGTAGGATACGCTCGGAAGTATGCGTCTACATACGTTTCCTTTCCGTTATAAACCTCTCGTGTACGAAAAGACTTCTTATCACCTTTCCACGAACTAAACGCCTTGATACCGAACAAGTTATTTGTTTCCTTTGTTAGTCCTGACTGCCCCCAACCGCTTTCCAATATTGCCTGTGCAATCGTAAGTGACGGTAGCACTTTCGAGCGAGGGTAGTCGGTTAATGCGTACTTTGCAACCTCTTTGATAAAGTCAGTCTTTTTCATTCTCCTTCACCCCAATCAATTTACTTAGATACCATTGTGCTTTTTTCAAATCTTCCGTTCCGTTCTTGTGTGGGTATCGGGAAACGTATTTGAGTACGTTTCCCAACAGATAACCTTCAAACTGTTCCTGCGTCATTTTAGCCTGTAAATAGTCGATGGTTTCAATACCGCCTTGCGTGTAGTGTGAAGGGTGGTTTACGTTATCCATCTTTCAACAACTCCTTCAAACTGACAGGGAATTTGCTCTCTGCGAGGTATTTGACCGCTTTGGCATAGTCTTGTATCTCTTTCTGCGCATCATGCTCTAAACGCTGATTTAGGAAGTGTGCTACACCTGCAAGCGAAGCAGTCCAATACCATCTGACGTACAGACCGTATGCAGGTAGGAATAATCGTGCTTGCTCGGCACAAATGCCGACTTCTAACGCTTTCTCGTACGCTTCTAACGACTTCTCAATCAGTTCTTTTAACGCACCTGTCGCTAACTTAGCACTCTTAGCGTCAGACAGCCATAAAGCGTGTCCAGAGCCTTGCTTGCTGTTCTCAGGTGCGGTTCGCCACTCGGTTACGTCAGGAATGTAAAACTCTGGTTGTTCAGTTATATATCGACGTGACGACTCGTTCCATGCTTCCATTGTGTGGTCTGAACCAACCACATACTTCCACCATTGTCTTGCGACCATAAGCGGTGCATACACTTCAAACTGTAACATCGCATGACGGAACGGGCTTGTATGACCTTCTCTTGCCAGAAATTTCAGTAATCTTTCGTCTTTGTCAGAAAATTCTGACGATTCCTTATCATACGACACGCGAGCCGCATTGACAGGCGTTAAATCTGAACCCATAACATCAACTAGCCGAACATATCCTTCATTCAGGACTTTCTTCATCATCTAAAAACGCCCCATTCTCCCTCATATATTGGTCTATCAAATCTAGAATCAAGTTAAGATGGTCGTAACTCACTGCATAACCCTTGTCAATAAGTGTTTTAAATAAATAGTCCGCAATGTCTTCCGCAGGTGTTGTGTATATTTCTAAAACCGTTATTTGGTCACACTCTTTACCGCAAATCGGACACTCCATCTTCAACACCTTCTTTCTTGTATTTGTGGAAAAATACACCGTGACGAATTGCGTCACGCATATGCAAGTTTGTCGGCTTTCTCATACAATAATGATTTTTACCTTTCATTTCAAACACGCCCATTTTGACTAAAATCGGGTCGGACACTCTTACTTTGTCTGACGGTGATTGAAATACAATTTTAATGTTTCGTTTCCAACACATCATACGCAGATAGCCGATTAGTTGTGGTGTTTCCATTTGTGACCATGTTTGTGCTTTTTGTTTGTGGCTGAAAAGTCTGAAACTTTCGCACACCACAATATTCGGTTGTTTTAAGACTATCAGTTGTTCGTGTGTTGACCAATAGCCTTCAAGCGATTGACTGTCGGAAGCACTAATCGTGCCAAACTCGACGATTTCTCCGTCTTCAAATAAAGCCCAACCTGTCGTACCGCTACCTTCATTATAATTCCCAGATGGGTCTAGTGACAAGACCTTCATAAAAATTCCCCCGTAGATAAAAATTGAGCGTACAACCAAGATGATTGTACGCCCTATAAGGAGAGTGTGTATGACACCATTATAGTATCACATTTTATCGGATAGGGCAAGCCCCGCCTTCACAATTCTCCGCACCGTCTAGCGTACTTTCGCCTTCGTACTTTTCTAACAACCTGTAGTCGAACGGTTTCATTGTTGCGACCATTGACTCGTACTGTTCTTTGCTGATGGCTTCATAAGGTGCTAACTGATAAGTACCACCATCGTGTGCCAAAAACGATACGCCTACAAAATCGTCCCACTTTTCTGATACAATGCTTTGCGTTCTGTACCATTCGTTTGGTTTTACAGTAATCGTGTTTGACGAGTTGTGTTCTGTGTAAGACTTTTGGAAATTAAAGTAGGTGTCAAACTGTTCGCTTACTGTTATGTCGTCTTTTGTACGTTTTGCACCCGACGCAATCGGAAAGTCAATAACCAATGTACGAGCGTTTTCTAGCGTCTGACCAACCTCTGGGTTAATGTTCCACCCTAACTCTTTCACAACCTCTACAAGAGGGTCATTTGCATTGATTCTGATACGTCTGATGTAGTACGGACTGTGTGACCAATGTAGACCTGACGACACACCGCCTGCCAACTGTGAGAGCGTTCCTTCGGGTTTAACTGTTGTAACAAGCAACGGTGAAGGTACGCGTAACTCTTTTGCATAGTCGTCTGCTGTTTTTCTGGCAAATTGTCGTAAGTCGCGAAGAGCGGACTCTTCTTTAAACGGACTTATACGAGCCTTAGCCACAGCGTCTTTCCAACCTGTCAACGAGCAACCGAGCAATCGGTCACGTTGCTGTACGGCTGACCAATGCGGTAATTCAAGGTCAACCAGCGTCATACGGAGTCCTGCTCGTGCCGATAGTTGTTGTGCTTTCCACAACTCAACTTCATCAAGTTTGCCGTCTTTCACAAACGCGTCAACGTTAACTGTCGTTAGATTACACACGCCGTAACTGTCGAGCAGAATCTCTGCACATGGATTTAGACCTTGTGCGTTTGGTCTACGTCTACTTGCTTCTTCCATGTTGACAAACCCAGGTTCGCCTTCGCCTCTCATGATAAGAAAAACTAGGTCGAGCATTTTTTGTGACGGTTTTTCTTCAAACGCAATCGAGTTGTTACTCATACGTCTGTGATTTAGATGAAAACGACCATCGCCTAATGCTGAAATTTCATCAAACCAAGACGGTTTTACACCAATTTCATCTAGCATATGACCAACTTCGTCATGTAACTCCATATTCCAAATTCCGTTGATTCCGTATTTTGCTAAGATACATTCCCAATCATTATCGTCACAAAGGAAGATTTCTGCTGTTCTACGGACACCGCCAACAACAACGTTGTAGCCGATAAGGTTGCCCATGTCGAGAATGTGGATTGGTCTTACTTGACCATCAACAATCGGTGCAAGCGAAGGGTCGAGTTGATTTTTTAGAATTTTGTCAAACCCTTCAAACATTTCCTGCAACGGTTCGTGTCCTGACGCTGTACCGCCAAATGTTTTTAATCGTTCGCCTCTCGGTCTGACTGAGTTGTACGAAATTTTGATAGTGTGGACTTGGGCGTATAACGATTCAGTAAGAAGTTTGAAATACCATTTGAGAGCCGATACCCACCCTTCCTTGCTATCGCCCACATAAATTTTTGCATAGCCGTTGTCAAGAATCGAAACATCAGTTAACTCCAACCTTTCGTTTGGTGGTAGCGGGTTGTACTCTGAGTGAATAAGTGTTATATCTGTCCGCACTTTTGGTAGATTTGCGGACATTTCCTTCGTACAACGGAAACCTACGCCCGTGCCTACAAGCAACAGGTAAAACAAATCGCCTAAGTCTTCCCATTTTGTAATATTCAGAAAACTACAGTTAAAGTTGCCTAACGGATATTTGTCTGACGCTTTTGTACCGCCAATCCAAAGCGTTCTGCCAGACAAAAACTGTTTCAGATTAAACATACTGTCGAATAATGCTTCGGCTTCTTTCTGCAAACCTCTGTAGTCCACTTTCATTCCGATTTTTAAATAATGATTAACTGCAAGTCCTACATTGTAATCAACTGCTCGTTGACACGTTTCTTTCCACGTTTCTCTGCGGTTTTCTTTTTCCAACCACCGAGAGTATGTGCGGTAAAATACGAACGATGATAATTGGTTCATGTGTTCTGGTGCGTCTAGGTACTTTGAAATAAATTCGTTAGTTAGTAGCATCTTTTTTCTCCCTTCGTTTTTGACAATCCTGTACAACTGCGTGATAGATTACGTTAATTCTGATTACATGAGGCTCTCCTTCCTCAATTTCTTTACCGCATAGAGAGCATTTCATAACATACCTCCTTTGGTGTTGTCTTACTATTATACCAAAGGTTTCTTATCACTCCAATAGGTTTCTGTAAATTCCACGTCACAAACAATCGGTATTTTTACGTCAGGCACATCTTCCATAATCGCTCTGATTTTAGGTATTATCCAATCTTCATCTGACGGTACTTCAAACTGTAATTCATCGTGTACGCAGAGTATTAACTTGCTTTTTAGTTTATTGCTTACAAGGAAATCGTCAATCTCAATCATTTTAGTTTTAAGCATATCGGCACACGAACCTTGTATCACATAGTTTGCGGCTTTATAGTACCGCCAACTGTCAGATAGGTAGTATCTTCGACCATACAAATTCTGTGCGTAGCCTTTGTCATAATACGCTTTCTCAACCGCCTTCTGATACTCGATAACTAATGGAAATGCGTCGGTGTAACCTTTGTTGAGTGCCTTTGCGTGTTCCATATCAATATCTAACACTTCTGACGCTTTTTTATCACCGCCACCGTAGTTACGCATGAAGTTGAACATTTTACCGATATTACGCCAACGCTTAAACTCTTTCGGGTCAAGTTCTCGGTAATCAATACCCATCGCTTCGAGTGCTTTAATTGTCGTTGCCGAGTGGACATCAGTTGCTTCCCACTCTAAATGGTTTTCTTCCATGTACCAAACACCGTCTTTGTTGTAACACTTGAAAGGCATATACGCTCGGCATAGGTTCAAGTCACCGCCAAAATACATCGTATAATGTGCCTGTACACGCAACTCGACTTGTGAGTAGTCAAGGTAGTACGCACGACCTTTGAACGCTCTACGAGGGTTAAATACCTCGTTTCCTTGCTCGTCTGTGATGGCTTCCTTTGGAAACTGTTGTGCGTCACCTGAAAAGCGACCTGTGACGGTGTTGTGTGCGTTCATCTGTGTGTAAAAGCGACCATCGTATTCAGAGTCGTTCATAATCTTTTCAATGTACGTTGACTGCCACTTTTCAAGTCTGCGTAACGTCTTGATAATCTTTGCTAACTCGTCACCGTTTGACGCTTGCTTGGTCAGAAACTTTTTGTCAGTTGACTCTGGGCGTTCGCCTGTTATGTCCGTATAAATGTCCTTAATCAGAGCGTGTTGACCGACTGCAAACTCACGACCTGCCAACTCATGCGACTTGATACGCAAATCTTCAATGTACTGCGACATACGATAGTGTGCTTCTTGCAGGTAACTTCTATCAACTTCTAATCCAACACGTTCCATTTTGTAAACAACAGGTATTAACTGAAACTCACGTTTGGCAACGTCTTGTTGCTCTTTACTTAACACAACAGGTGTTGCTTTTCTAACCACTAAGTTGGTTAGAATAACGTCGATAGCAAGGTACGGTAACATAATCTCTAACGGTACATCACGATACGTTGGTTTCGGGTACTCACGTTGAAATTGATTGTAGATTTCCATTACCGAACATGGTACATCTTCCGCACCGTCTAACGCTCGTTGCAACCTCGCAAGCGACCAACCAACTGACTTTAACATAGCCATCAGTATTTTCTTGTCTGCTGACTCCTTTGCTTTTAGCCACGACTTGACTTCCTTCTCATATCGGTCAGATGTTGCGTCAATGTACTTTTTACCAATCTGTTTGAGTGCCAGACTGTCACCGCCATCTGACGAAGATACTGCTTCAAATATCAGGCGACACAATCCCATTGTATCGCCCCAATTTGTAATCTCTAACGGTGCGTTATCTCCACATACATTAGCCATCATGTGCATATCGTAGGTGGTATTATGTGCATAAACACGACTGACCTTCTTTGACCAATTTACTAACTCCGATAAAATGGTCGGGGGGAATACGAATACTTTACTATCCCACGCAATCGCACAAAGGAAAGGGCGACTTTTCTTAATGTGCAAACCATCAGTTTCGGTATCGAACGTGATGTACTGCGGTTTATCACGCTCTAACGCCTCGGTAATCGTGATCGGTGTTAAAGTATACGTGACTTCATATTCTTCATTCGCTATCGTTAGTTTCATACGCTAACAACACCTTTCCTAATGCGCTTATGACGTTTACTGTAACGGCATTCCCTGCCTGTTTGTATAACTGCGTGTCTGAAAGTTTTGCCTCAGTCAACTTGTCAAATTGATTGTCTGAAAATCCTTGTAGTCTGAAACATTCGCGCGGAGTAAGTTTGCGAATTTTGTACTCATGGACAACTGCCTGATGGCAACTTGTTTCAATCGTGTTCGCAATCTGTTTGCCTACACGTCCGCGACGCGTTTCGCTATTCGGCTGCGTGAAATTGATCGAATCGCCTTCTTCGGCAATTGCATAGCCGGTTTTCGTAGCTTCACGAACGGCAATTTTAGTTTCTGTATTGCCACCACCGTTTGTGTGTAATGTCGGCGACAATCCTTCGGCGTCGTACACACGCTTCAAGAAATCGTGTCCGTTTACGTCGATTCGTCCGACACACTCAACGTCCGGCTCGATAATACAACCACCACTTTTACAAACGCCACCTGTAACTGACGCAACTGTTTGTGGCAATCCTTCGGTGTCGTAAACTCTATTTCCTTGTGCGTTTTTATCAACATAGCCTATTTGATTTATTTTTGGCTCCACAAACTTTGCGGCGTCGGCTCTCGCTTCTAACGTTGGTGAAATTCCTTCGGCACTATAAACACGTCTTTGTCTTTCGTTGCGTGTCAACTCATGCGTCATGACGTGCGTTCTTTTTTGTTTGCCGACGTCACCCGGACCGATACCGTTACAATACGTTGCCGTCAATGGAAGAGAAATACCGCTGCCGTCGCTAAATTGTTGCGACATGGATTTTATTGGTGGATTCTCATTCAGTCTTGCAATCAAGTTAGCCGTCTTTTCCGGCGTCAAATAAAATTTCGGTGCAACTTCGGCTTCTAAAATATCTTTCAGTCGCTTTTCAACGATTTTGTTTTTAGGAAACGTAAAATTAAACGTTTTTATTCCCAAATCTTTTACACGCTTTTTAGTTTTTGCCGTAATATCGTTTCCGACAATTTCCCAATCCGAATGTTCGGCGTCACGATTCGCTACAATAAAGATTCGTTCACGGCTTTGTGGAACGCCGAAATACTTACTGTTTAACACTTGAAAATCAATCGCATAGCCGATTTCGTGGAGAATCTGACACATTGTGTCGAACGTATTGCCTTTATCGTGTGAAAGCAATCCTTTTACGTTTTCTAACAATAGCCATTTCGGACGCTTTTCAGACGCTATTCGTGCGATTTCAAAGAATAGCGTTCCGCGTGTATCTTCAAAACCTTTTCGGTGTCCTGCCATACTGAACGCTTGGCAAGGAAAACCACCGACAAGAAAATCATGATCTGGAATATCCTTCTCGTCAATTTTAGTTATATCGCCGTGTAACTCTTCACCGCCGTATAGCGTTTTATACGACGTCACGGCGTATTTGTCGATTTCGGACGAAAAAACACACTCCATACCAAGTGCGTCCAACGCCGAACGAAAACCGCCAATCCCTGCAAATAACTCTACATATTTCATACGCCAACACTTCCTTCTTGTGATAATGGTATTAGTTTTGATTTCGGATATTCGGCACGATATGCGTCAACCGCCAATCGTAACCGACGTGTAGCCAACAATCCATTCGGATTTACTGTAACTAAAAAATTGGATGATAACTTGTTAACTAACTCTGAAAATTGATTGCGTTCCAAACCGGAAACTGCTTGCAAGTTACCCATTGGAACAGGCGACACGCTGTTGAGTAATGTTTTAACTACCATCGGACTGCTTTTGCATATAGACGCTACAATCTGATTTACCGATTCGTTCGTTTCGTTGTAGGCTCGTCTTTCACGGACGTAATCTCCCAAACGAAACACATTGTTATCGTAATTACGAGTAAGAAAATCGCTTGCCCAATCCACATGGTGTTTTGTAACAATAGCACTGTTCCAATCATCACTGCAACTAAAAGTAGCACAAGCACAGGCAGTGGCAATTCGAGCAACTTTCTTCCAACATTCCGCACCAAAGAATTTAATGTCTGTGTCATATTTCTCATTGAGTTCGTTAGCCACTTGAACAATATACTCTTCAACTCCTTCTTCAAACAATATTTGGTCTGCTGTTCGTGTCCACACCCATTTGATTAAGTTTGCGTACACGTCAGGCTCATAGGCTTCGACTGTCGGTGTGTCTAACGGTGATGAATCGTGGTCTTTGGTAATAAGCATACACGCGTCAAACCGTGCTATATCTTCATCGCTACCGATTAGGTCGAGCATAACGTGTGTTCCTGTCGGATAATCTTTAATATTGACGGATTGACCACTGCTATTCACTCGTGGGTTACTGCACCAAAGCAAACGTGTTTCGGCAGGTGCTTTACCCTTCACAATCTTATGCACTGTTGCCATTCGCTCAGAACGCATTGCAGTCAAACTTGCCATGACTTCTCTTGGCATACCTGACAATTCGTCCATCACCACCAGACCTTTATGGTTACGTGGCACTGTACCCCAATTTATCTTGAAACCGCCTGTTGTCAGTTTGTCAGCACCGCCTAACACACCTGCGGTAGTAGCGCCTTTTAGTGCCATGAAATTACCAATCTCCACATACCTCTGAAACATCAGCGCCGTTTCAGTTTTACCTGTTCGACTTTCGCCACAAATAAGAATTTCAGGGTAGCCTTTCATTTCGCGTCCGTGAAATTTGAATCGCAACGGCGAATGATACATCAAGTCCACTGCATTTGCAATCATGGGGTTAGGTTTAAAAACCTTCGTAAAGTTATGGTGTTGCTCTGCTCGATTTGCCATGACTTCAAACGGATTACCCTGAAACACTTTTAACTGCTTGGCTATCTCGTCAGTCATTTCAAATGCGTTAATTGCGTTGTCACTTTCTTCCACTCGGTCTACAATCATGAATACTCGCTGACCATCTAATGGGTGTGCGTAGGGCTTAAAGAACGCTCGGTATCGCTCACCGTCTTGTAGGTTCAGTCCCAACGTGTATGCGTACTGTTCGACTGCTCTGTATTCTTCTGTTTCTTCGCTAGGCACATCTGGTGTAAATACAACTTTGTAAACAGGTTTTCGAGCCTTGACCGTTCTTCTGACTCCTGGACATTTTTGAGGGAGTCCAATAAATTTCTGTATCGCTTTGTCTTGTTGTTGTTCATTTACGTCTACCAACTCCATAACATCTTTTAGGTTTTCTTCTAACGTCCACCAGCCGCTTTTACCGACAAACGGACAAGTGTGGCAGGGCGAACGCTCTGATGTAAGACTAGGGTTGTTGCAACACCATTCAATCGCCGTTGGTGTTTGCATTGGACTGTCGTATCTGCTTGACAATAACACACGAGCCGACACTCTACGACCTGCGTAGCGACCTTCTGCAATGTCCCACAAGTTAATCACAGGATATACGGTATCTTTATCTTCTTTGTGCATATCTTCGTTGTACTTTACTGCGTTTTCGATTCGTTGGTATAAATCATCGGCTGTTTGGTTATGCTTGATAACGAAGTCGGTCAGGTCTTTGCTTTCCTTCGTTCCCTCTAACCCCAAATCGACCATGTAGACATCTGCACCGACTTCACTCAATATGAAGGCTACTGACCTTGAACCTCTACGACCTGCTTCATCACAATCGTAGCAGATACTAACTTTTCGGTTAGCAAACAAGTTAGCAAACACCTTCGGGAAATTACCTTCCCCTGCGGTAACGGTGACTGCGTTGAAACCTAACTGTCTTGCAAGTAATGCGTCGTTTTCGCCTGCACAAAGCAGTGTATCACGCTCGTCGGCTATCCAATTATCAAACGGAAATAAAAGCGGTGAAGCACCCTTTTTTGACCGTATTTTAGGCTGTCCGTTAGGCACATAAGTGCGAACATCACACAACTGACCGTAGATTGTGATAGGGTACATAATTCCGTCGCCACCGTAGGCAAGACGGTATTTTCTAATGGTTTCGTCAGTTAATTCTCTGTTATTAAGAAACTCCATCAGTTCAATGTTGTTGTGAAGCAACTTCTGTGCTTCGTCCCACTGCTCTAAGTCTTCGCCTTTTTCAATAGTCTGCACTAACTGAATGGCTTGCTCGTAACTAACTCCGTAAAACTCAGCAACGAAACCTATCTCAGAAAGACCACCTTTGTCAAACCTGCCTTCTGCCTGACACGTCTTGCAGTGGAACAGTCTTTTATCTACGTTTACGTGTGCTGACGGATTCCGCTCGTACCCTTTATCGTGTGGAAAAGGGCATAGTACATTCGCCTCACCGTTAGATTTAACCGAAAGGTTTGTAAATATTTTTTCAAACACACACTAGCCCCCCTTTTTTGTGGAAAACAAAGCAGGTACAAAACTGTACCTGCTCTATTTCCCTTTGCAGTTGTGTACGCCTATTAAAACGGCGATACGTTACTGCTTGGAGTCGGTGCGGAGAAAGGGTCGCTCGGTTGTGCGTTTGTAGGTGCTTCTGCAACAGTGTAAGCACCGACACGTTCGCGCGTTTTCGTTTCGCCTTGATACGTGTCTTGTTCGTGTTTAATCTGAATGGTGACAGGTTTGAAAAGAATCGCCTGTGCGAACTCCTGGATTGAACTTACGCTCTTTCCGTTTTCCAAACCGACAGCCTTTGCAACTTGTTGAAATTTCCATTTTGCTTTCTCGGTGTCAACAATGTAGTCCCAAACTCTGCGTGTTCCAAACTCCTGCTTCACATCATCACGGATAATAAGTGTCACTTTAATCATATCGTTGCCAGAACTAGACTTGGCGATTTCGACTTCTTTTATGATTGCTTGATACTTGCCTTCGTCAATCGTTTTGAACTCTTTCTTTTCGTTATTTCCTTCGTTGTGGTTTACTGTTAAAAACATGGTGTTTTACCCCTCTTCAAATAGTGTATTTTTATGATAATCTGATTAGTCTTCTGTGTCAAGAAGTGCGACCAACTGATGAACACATTGTTTTGACACACCGTACTCTCGTGCAATGTCTTCGAGCGTTTCGCCTGCTCGACGATGTTGTTCCAACCGCTCAAACGCAAGTTCATTGCGTAGCGAGCGTGTCTTTCTTCTTTGCGAAATGTCTTTCATTTTTGTGACGTACTTAAAATCTTGCTTCACAACACCTAACTCTTCGTAAAACTCTGTCATACCCCCGAAATAGTAAGTGATTTTGTTTCTGTAGTACGGGTTTGTGTTGAAAAACCCGTCTAGGTCGATTGTGCTATGCTCTTTGTCAATAAAGGGCTTTGCCTTGTCGATTATTTCTTGCTTGATTGTCATTCTACGCATTTCTTTTCTGTACGCGTCCATATTATCACCCCCTCACATAGCCTAATTTATTGAAAACCTCTGACCACGCAGGGTTGTAGATAACCGCAGGCAACGGTTCTCTACCTTTAGGCTGGCGAACGCCTGCTTGATAAATCCCTGCGTTTTGTGTCAACACACCCCGTTTGATTACATCTTCTTCGACTTTGTTGAACATATAGAAGATACCATCAACGTGTGCCATTACAATATCGGCTGTGTCTTTGCCTTGTAGTTGAATCTTGGTGGACACAACCTGCTCAGTCAAGTCGTCTTTCACAACACCTTCGTGTGCAATCCACATGACGTGCCTTGACTTATCGCCTCGCTTGGTAATTCCATGCCATACTTTTACAATCGCCAGAAGAGTGTCACGTAAGTCGCCCCAATCAGCCATAGCACCAAATTTGCCTGGAATCTCACGCTTACGATTCGGTGCGTATTCTTTGGCGACGTATTCTTTGACTAACTCTTGCAGGCGACTGATGGAGTCGATAAAAATTAGGTCATAGTCAAAGTCGCCTTCTTTCTCAATGTAACCTCGTTGCACCATTTCCGTGAACTCACGAAATTGGTTTAGGTTATCAATCGCAACACGGTCAACATTCTTTGCGTCGGCAAGTACGGCAGTACCACCTTCCATGTCGGCAATCAACACCTTGAACTTCGGGTCGTCTGCGGTACTTGTCTTGCCTGTCTTTGGCTTGCCGTAAAGCAAGCCATGAAACCCTTCTCTTACTTCGGCAGGTTTAGTAATTTTAATCATTACACACTCACCTCATCAATAGTTTTTTCTGCTACTTCATAATAGTTAATCTCTCTGATACAGTTTGAGATAGCGTCGTTGAAAATACCAATTTCTGTATCTGTTTCGTCCTGCAACTCGATTAGATAATCTTTCATAGCTTCTGCTAACTGTTGTACGTCAGTAATATCGTTCTCTTTTGCATACTCATACCAATAGTCGCCAAACCACAGATTAAACAACCACGTTTCCCAATTTGCCCAACCGTTGTACTTTTTCTCTTCCACACTACACACTCTCCTTTGTGAATAATTGTTCTGTTAGATAATCAACATTAGAACCGTCCATGCCTGCAACACAGATGTTCTGATACGGGCAGTCCCACGAGCAGTCTTTCGTGATGTTACGATACACACGAGCATTGTCCATGTCGCTCGTTACATCAAGCATTTCAGCAATCGCATTGTCAACCTCGGCTTGATTGCGGTATACTTTCAAACGTCGGAAGAATCGGTTGCCGTCTGGCGTTTCCTGTGCTTGTAGATAATCAAGCATTTCTCGGTAGTCATTCGGGTCAAAGTCGTTTACCTGAATGGTTCTTAGGTAAAGGTCGTATGTTGTTTTCTGCGACTTGTTCTGCGACAGTGTGCCGTTTTTAAGCGTGGCTGGCGGTGTCGGGTAGTCTTTCAACACGATGTTGTAGATAAAACCTGCTACATCATAACCTAACTGTTGTAACGCCCACCAATATCGGCTAATCTGTCTGTCCATGTCGGCACGTTGCAGGTAACTATCAACACTGCTTGTTGTCTTATGGTCTACGAACCAAATCTTGCCGTCACGGTCTTTTAATATGAGGTCAATCGTGCCTGTGTAATTAACCGTATCTGTCAAAGGAATTGAGAATTGCAACTCGGTTGCAATAACTTGATACTGAGAGTCTGTTCTTGCCCACTGTGCAAAGTAATTCTCGGCTACGTTGTAAGCCAAATCCCACAACTCGTCAATCACTACTTGTTCCATACCTGATGTGTCAGTTTCGTCAAACAATTTTTTCATGGCGGTTAGTGCTTGTGCTTGACTTCCGTTTTTATAAAACTCTTCAAGATACTTGTGAAACATTGTGCCGAAGAATAACTTGTCGTTCGGTGTTTTTGGTTTTAAGCGTTCGTTCCAACCGTAATTCCACTTTGTTCTACATCTGAGAAAGTCGTTAACTTCTGTTCCTCTGATTGCTCGCATACTTCTTCACTCTCCAATTTAGTTTCATCAATCTCTGCTACTGTTTTTACGTGTTGTCCTCGGCTTGTTTTGTGGTTGAACACCCAAAACTCTACTCTGTAACTGCTTACCCCCATTGAGTAGGAGTAATTTTCTCTTTGGCTTACCCACTCGTCAATGTCCATCAAATGTTTCAACACATACACATTCATCATACACACTCACCTCCTTTCAATACGTTGTCTGTTGACTGTAATACAATATTACATTAAAAAAATTTGGTTGTCAAGCATTTTTTTGTAATAAATTTTTTATTGCCTTAATTCCTCCTTCGTTTATCAAGTCCGTGATGGATTTTTTCTGTTCGAGAAGCCTGTTGATAAACTCGTCTACGGTGTCCTGGCATACAAACGATACAATCTGGTGTTTGTGTACATTGTGTTCTGTGGTTGGTGTGATACGGTCTTCGGCTTGCTCGTTGTCGGCAGGATTCCACGCCTTGTCTGTGAAGATAATCGTTTCGGCACGGTCAAGCGTGAAGCCTGTACCTGCTGAAATAATGTTGCATAGCAATACATCAATCTCACCCCTTTGGAATTGTTCTGCTATTCGTTGTTTCTCTCTACTATCTATTATACCTGTGATTTTTGCAATTTTACGGTCTTTTGCAAAAATATTTTCTAATTTGTCTAAATAACTTGAAAACAAGGACATAATCACAACAGGTTCGTTTAGTTCGTACACATATTCCACAAGTGCTTCGGTCTTGGCTGACGGTGCGTCGAAGCCTACAAGCGAAGGGTCTAAACATAACTGACGTAATCTTGTCAGTTGTGCGAGGATAGACGGTGCGTCAAGTTCAACATCGCCTTCGGAAGTCGAGAAGTAAGACAACATTTCGTCATAAAGTTTCTTCTGCGGTCTTTCCATTTCACAGTAGAAAGTCGTGTACTGCTTGTCAGGTAGCCATTGCATGACTTCTTTACGCTTGCGTTGCACCGATAGCAAACCTGTCATGGTTTGTAACTCTTCCACACGCTTTAGTACAGGCTCGCCTACTTCTGAGTGTCCCATGAAGTTTTGTCCAACCTCAAAATAACGGTCTGCAAATTGCCAATAGGACGGAAACTTGGTTGGGTACAGGAAGTGAAAGATACCAAAAATATCGACTGCGTGTTTGACTGTCGGCGTTCCTGTCAGAGCGTACTTACGTTTGGCTTTGATTTTAAAAATCGCTTTTGACTGTGCGGTTTTGTAGTTTCGGAGAAAGTGCGCCTCGTCAACTATAGCCATATCGTACTCACACTCTAACCAATGCTTTGCGGTCTTCAAACGGTCTTTAGATATAATCACAACACCGCTATCGTATTTTATTTCCCTGTTGTTTTTTACCACATACGTTTGTTTTTCGGGATACCACTTCTCAAACTCACGTTGCCAATTAAATATGAGTGAAGCAGGGGCAACGATAAGTGTTTTGTGCGGTTTAAGGTGTTTGATTAGGTTAATGACTGTCGGTGTCTTACCTGTGCGAGGCTCGTTGAACACGCCTGCACACGTTAACTCTTTCAGATAGTCAATGTCAGCGTTCTGATACTCACGTAACTGTTCGTGGTACACGTTCGGAAAGGGAAGTGCTTTTACCATCAGCAAGCGGTCTGCTTCCTGTTTTAGTTTCTCCCCCATATGTTGCACCGATTGTGTACGAACACTCGGAAATTTGTTCCATAACTCACGAAGCGACCACAAGTTGAGAGGTATTTTGAACCCTCGCTTTTTTGAATAAACGGCTTTTAGGTCGTTTTCAAGCATACGTCGCTCGGCTACAGTCACGTTTGTTGCATAAATAAAATCGTTGGTAAAATCTAACGTCATAACTACTCTCCTTTGTAGCCTGCGTTACAAGCACGACACACTTTGTACTCTCCAATCTGTTCCATATCGTATCGGTTGCAAGCCAGGCAGTAATCTTTATCGCTTGTACCACAGTCGAAAAAACCTACGTCCTCAAAAAACTTACCTACGTGAAGGTCGCCAAACTTTTTCTGATACCGAAGGGCAGGGTAATAAGGCAGTTTTCTTACCTGCTCGTCACCCAAACCTCGGTACGTGGCAATTTGATTAACTTCCAAATGTTTTTGCAGGGTTTCGACGTTGATAACTTTTGCATAGCGTAACAGTTTGCGTACTGTTTCTTCTATAGTATTACCGTCAACTCTTGAGTCTGGCGAAAGTCCGAAGTGATTTCGCCAATCGTAGTATTTGTAGTTGCCGTCAATGTAATTCTTGCGTGGTGATAAAATGGACAATGGGTGTACTTCGACTTTCAGTGCGTCGAAGGTAATCGGATTCATCTTCTTCGTATCAAGCGCGCCACGCAACACGCCTTTGATAAGGTCAGAGAAACTTAGGTCTTGGTGTAACTCTTCTGGCAAATCTGCCCATGTAATACCTTTGCTTTCGTCAAACGCCTCTTCTATAAGTTCTACAAAAGTTTTGATAACTTGCTTAGCGAGTTTTGGGTTTGTCTGCAAAGCCTTTGTCAGATTCGGTTTGTCGTCGAGTTTGATGTTAAACGAATCAGCCACAAAAATCGCCTCCTAAAAAGTCAGTTCGTCGTCTGTAATGTCTACCGCTATTGGTTTTTCCTGTTTAACAGGCTTGTCGAAAGTTTCACGCTTACCCATCATGGTTTCAATAAAACCTCTCACCAAATCGCTTATGGTGTTTTGCGAGGTTTCGGATTCTCTAATTAGAAACTCTGCCATATCCACGCTCGTGATTCGCACGGTCAACGGGTTGTTCAACAAACGTCTAAGTTTGTCCGAGTGTACCGTAACAACACCGTTACCATAAGCGGTGCTTGCTTCGTGATATTCGAGAAGTGCTAACTGAGATTGTCGTTTAATCAGGTTTATCGGGCTATTGGGGTGTGTGTCAGAACACACCCACGCGTTTTCGCAAAACGGTAAAAATGTTTCGGGGTGATACCGTAACCCTTTATGCTTACGCTTCGTACCACAAGCCGTGCATTGGACTCCCAAAACCTCACTCATTTTCGTCACCGTCCGTGTCTTCGCTTACCTCTTCCACTTGCTCGCTTAGGCTAAAAATCTGTCCGTCTTTCGTGGAAAACAAGTTCTCAGCAATCTCTTCAACCTCGTCAAGCACAAACAGGATACCGTCTGTACTAATATACACTTCCCCCGAAAGTCTACTAAGGTTGCCAATCTGCCTTAAAACGTCGATTTTTGACACGGGTGCTACACCATCATTGTTGAACGAAAAAATTGTAATTCTTGTACTCGCGTTACTCATTTGATTACCTCCAAAATTTTTGATTTCGCCTTACCGTTACCGTTACACTACCGTTACCGTTACGTCATACAAGTCCTCCTCTCCTTAACGTAATACCATTGTAACGTATTACAATTATTGTTGTCAAGTGTACTACAATTGAAATTTTTCTCGTTTCACGTGCGTGCGCGAAAAAAAAAAAGGCGCACACAGCGTGTCGTGTGACACGCTATGTGCGCCGATTGTCTTGCGATTACACGCCTTCGATACGTGTGTTATTGCCTGCTAATTTTGCAAATGGGTTTGTGTAAGGTACGTCGTATTGCGCCTCGCTATCATGGTCGCCCACGTGGTGAAGAACGTTTGACACGGACAAACCGCCTAACGTAATCGTTAGGCGTTCGTCCATGTCGTAAAACTCGATTGTGACTGTTCCTGGTCGCATGACAAAGACTTGTTTTACTCGCATAATTACACCCCCTCTCGTGTGAAGAATCGTTTGACTTGCCACCAAAAACCGCGCTTGCTAGGCGTTACCACGGCACTCTCGTGTACTTTTCTGTCGCTTGTTCTAACCCCCTCTCGCATATATCCTGAAAAACCAGACGCAGTTCGTCGTATAAAAGCGAGTGGACGTCGTTCGTCCGAATAGCGTCCGTCAAGTCGCGGTAATTGCAACGTCTTACTAGCAACTCGCCTTCCTCGTATGTTAACCCGAAGTCGATGAGTTCCTGAATCATGTAGTCATCTTCGCGTTGGCGAAAATAATCCCTCGTCGAAGTCGTGGTATACGGGGTTGTGGTCGAGCCACCGTTAGCAATCGCGTATTTCGAGGCGTTGTGCGTACTGTAAAAGCGACGTTGCGGTGTAAACGTGCTAACCGCAAACTTGCCTGCTGAGTCAATGTGAATGATTCGACCTTCCTCGACTCGCATAACCGTGTAATTGTCGCCCAAACCTGCTGACTTGAGTCCGTGTTTGACGATTGCCTCAGTCGAGCCGTACACATACAGGTTGTGCTTCTTGTAATACACCATGTGAATCGGCGAGTCGTTGCGAATGAGCCAGAAGTCTTCGTTTGATTCGAGTATCGAGAACGCGAACATACCTTGTACGAGTTGACTCGACTCGACAACCGAGTTGATTGTCAACGTGTCGTCGCTCTGAGCGTATTTTTCGAGCAGTTGAACGGCAACATAACTGTCAGTTTCAATGTCCGTGTTTGGCAATGACTCGTCATAACGCAACTCGTAATCGTTGTCGAGAACGCCGTTGTGAGCGAGAGCAAACGTCGTCTTGCGTGTTGCACCGATAAACGGGTGGTTGTTTTGGTTTTTCCATTGTGTTCCTTGCGTTGTCGCACGTGTGTGACCGATAACCGACGTAACGCCTTTCGGAATGTCGATAACGAAGTCAGTCGCAGGCACAGCCGCCTTAACCACGCACAGGTGGTTGTTGACGTTGTAAGCAATTCCTGTTGCGTCTGAGCCGCGTACCTGAGCCGCGACTGCCAATCCTTTTACAAGTCCGTTCGTGTTAATACCTTTGCTACCTCTGTTGATGAATCCGTATAATCCGCACATAATTTGTCATTTCTCCTTTGGGTTTGTGTTTTGTGTATGTGTGTTAATGCGAAAACCACCCATTAAAGGGTGGTTTCCACGAACTCGACATCGTATTGTGAAAGCGGTGTCGGGTCGTCAAGCGTTGCAAGGTCGGTGTGAAGCATATTCTGCGTGTCGAACGACAGCGACTTTGACGTTGGGTGCGACTCGAATTTGACGATAAAACGTCGCGAATCCTGTCCGACGACACGAACAATTGACCCTAACTCGTAATAATGTCTGTTGTGACTGTTGTTGCCTATCACAACGAGGCTTTGTCCTAACACAATTTGCTTGGTCGGCAATGGTTTGAACTTGCGACGAGGCGTTTGCAATCTGTGTAGGTTACGTTGCGTCATGTAATCGTTCAACTCGGTGAAATTGGACACCTTCGCGAGTTTCACGACGGTTTGCCAGGACAGGTTGTTAACCGCAATGTCCTTGAGGTTCGCGAGTTGGCGCATAACGTCCATGAACTGAACAGACGCAAGGAAAGTATCGACGTTTAGTGTACCACGGAACGCACGGACTTCGAGCGTGTGTCTGTGTAGCAGATTTACAATGCGATACTTCTCGCGAGAAGCAGTCGCTAGTTTGTCGGCAAACGAACGGTTCGTGTCGTCGTCGTTATACACGCCGTAACGGTCAGCCCAACGCTCGTAGTTGTAACGTGAACGACGAGAGAAAGTGAGAATTTGCTCGTAAAAACGCTCGAACAGGAACACGAAGTTGTCAACCGCTCTTTCGTTTTTGAAAGCCTTCTTGCTAACGTGAATATGCAAGCCGCACGTTTCAGTCTGGTGTGCGCGGAAGTGATTCGCAAGCGCAAAATCGAACGCTTTCTTGAACAGTTGCTTGTTTTCCGTGATAAACGCAAGTGTCATAGGGTGTGTGACGGCTTCAAACCCGTAGTTCGTTAGCGAGCCGTCTTCCTTGTTATACGTAATCGGGTAGTCCTCGTACTTCATGTTGTCGTCGAAGAAGTTCGCAACTGCAACACGATTTGCCTGTCCCACGTTATTGCGACCATCTATCTCAATCTCACAACCGTAGAAAACTTGCGTGTCGCGTGGTTCACTAGGAAGCATGAAAAAGTACGTTTCAGGGCGATAATTGTACGGGTGTATACAGCAAGACTCATTCATGTTGAACGACGAATACTCGCAATCGTGTTCGCGGTAGCAGTATCTACACATAAATTCGTCGCAAGCACCACACTCGCGTTGGTCGTCGGTATGGTGAATCTCGTCGCACGTTTCACACGTGAACCACGAACCGTGGTTGTAATCCTCGACGGAAATGTAACCGTGATTCGTAGTCGAGTACGTGTCGTCCTTGTGCCACCACTCGTCGTTGTACGTGTAACGGAAGCGGTCGTCGACAACATCTTCGTGAACCCAACCTTCGGTCTTGACGTTACGCTGCGTCCAATAAGCGTGTGTGAAGTGGTCTTCGTGGTCTAGGACGACCTCGCCCCGACGCATATTGAAACTGTACTCGCAAATACGGAAATGCGCCTTAATGCAATCAGTACACGTAAGACCCTGCTCGGTTTCAAACAGACTTGCTCGTGGTAACACTACGTCGCACGTTTCACACGTAAACTCAATCGTCTTTTCTGTCATTTTGTACACTCTCCTGTTATTGTATAATGTGTGTTACTTGTTTGGGTTGTTGTACACAACCCAGATTACCAGGCGAATTGTGATATACGACCATAGCAGAAAATCTGAAACATGGAACTCGAAGACAACCACCCCCTCTCGTGTTTTGTGTGTATGTGTATTATGGCAAATCGACGAGTCCACCGTCACCATCACGTGCGAACCACTTATCGTCCTTATACACGTAATCGTATACGCCGTACCAAATGTCGTCGATATCGACACCGAAAAACTTAGCAATTTTGCTCGCGTTTGCGTAGGACAATGCCCAATTGCGCAACGCGACTTGCTTGATAAAGTGTTTACCTACGCCTGTTGCTTGCGCTATTTCGTTATACGAATCGTCGATTGTGTGCTTTTTGAAGTTGTGTAACGTGCCTTCGATTGTATGCACTTTGTTCTTGTATAACGTTCGCTCGGCTGTGTAAACCTTGATTCGTTGCTGTAAATTGTTGTGCAACACTCGATTCTTGTAAGACGCTACGATTGCATCGTTCACTCTGCGCTTTTTCGGCTCGAAAAACGGAAGCGGCGCGTCCTCTAATACTCGACGAATGTGCAGTTCGCGTTTTACTTTGCGTAACTCTTCTTGCACTTTGTAAAGTTCGTCCGTGTGCTGGCGAGGTGCGTGGGCGGGTGCGGCTGTGCTGGTGCTGGTTTGTGCTTGTTCTGTCATTGTCTACTCTCTCTCTGCCACAGTGGGCGGTTTATTAGCCGTTTCGGCATGGTAAAAGATTAGCAAAAAAAAGTGTCGGAAGTCTAGACCGAAATTACGAAGTAATTTTAATGTGTGTGTCTGTGTATGGGTGTTACGTATTCGTGTCACTATACGTGTTACGTGGGCTGTTTTTGGGGCATTTTTGGCTCATTTTGTAATACACATTGTGTGCGTTACGGTGTGTTACGTAGTGGGTTTTCGACAGTTGGATTTTGGTTGAGAAAAAAAGTGGGGAAAATGTGTAATACAAGCGTTGTAATACGTATTTGTATATGTATATCTGTATATATATGTATATTATATACATATATTGTAAGTAAAAAAGTTTTTCCTATGATTCAAAAATAGACCTCTCCCCTGGTAACACACGTTTTGTTACACATATTCTGTAACACGTATAAAACCACCTAAAATATGGTGGGAATTGGAAAAATTTGGTCGTAAAACACGGGGTGCGCACACACAAATGTGTTACACGACGGAATCGGTGTCACAACTATGCGTTACACGAAGGCAAACTCCCAAAAATATGCAAAAAATGGTGGATTTTGGTAAAAAAATCGACTAAAATCTGGCAAAATTGGCAGGATTTGGGTGCGAATTACCGTTTTTTGGGGCGGGGGGCGGGCGTGGCTGACACGTAGCGAAGTGAAGTGGCAGTCATGAAAAAATATACCGTTACCGTTACCGTTACTGTGTAAAAAGAGAGGCTTCGCCAGGCAAATAAAAAAAAGGCAACACCCACAGAGCCTCAGCCCCGTGAGTGTTGCGGTTGTTCAGCGTGTAAGTAGTAGCAAAGTAGGAAACACAAGATAAAACAAGACGATGACGAGCAAAAGCAATCTTAAAATCCACATAACAATCTCTCCTTAGTTAGTAGGGGGCTTGCGCCCCCATTTTATTTTAGGTAGTACGCGATGAGCCAAATTCCTTGTAGAACAAACCAGATAAACATCAAAAGCACCAGCAGGAACATTATATTTTTCATGTGCTAACTCTCCTTTCAGTGAGGTAGGGGGCTTGCGCCCCCCTGTGGTTGATTAGGCTTTCACTGATGCGCCAGCCGCACCGTCGTCGCCCTTCTTCTTCTTCGGCTCAGGCTTAGCGAGCATCGGCTTTCCAGCCGCTTCCCATCTTTTGATAGCCTCTTCCGCCGCTTTCTCGAAGCCGTCGGTGCGAGCGTATGCTACCAATTTGCCGATTGTCGGTACGTTGATGTTCAAGCGAGGCTTCTTGTCCGCCGCAATCCGTGCATCGTTCGTACGGTGCAGGATGTGTGCAATGCCTTCGGTCATTCTCACGACTTTATTCTCGAACGAGAGTTCCTTCGACGATAGTGCTGGTGTCGCTGGTGCTGGTGCTGGTGTCGCAGGCGTGGAAGCCTTTTTTCCTTTTCCTTTTGCGGGCGTCGCGGGTGCAGGTGTCGCGGGTGTCGCAGGTGCAAGTGCGCGGACGGCTGTAGTGAGTTCGGTCATGCTTGCGCCCATTGCGAGCATCATGTTTTCGAGCGCGGCGATACGGTCTGCTTGAGTCGGTTTGCGGTTTTCTGTTGTCATAATAATCTCCCTTTTTTGGGACGCTACACGGGCGTCCCGTGATTGTGTGGGCGTGTCGCCCGTCGAGTGTGTTAACGCACTTGCTTTGTGTGAAGTGCCCCCCGTTCATCTCACACTAAAAGAATACCACAAAAAAATGTATAAAGTCAAGTTTTTAATACGTTTCTCATAAAAGTTTTTTTATACGCTTATTTATATTGTCGATTGATTGATTATACATAGATAGGTATAGCAAGTCGATTGATAGGATAGACGGGGATAGGCTCAAAAACGACCACCGTTATTTTACCTACACACGCTTGCAGTTTCCCCCACAGCAACCCCTCCCCAAACTCTTCCCAAAAAAGTATTTTTGTAGTACAATACAAACAAAGGGGGAAGCCATATGCTGTTAGAAATGATAAAATCTTCCAAAGATTACCAAAACTTCACCGAAGAACAAAAAGAAATCACCGCAAGGCTAGCAACCACGTTCGAGCAACACTCCGAACATACCCTGCACCTGTCCCCGACAGAACTTGCACAAACGCTAAATTTTGGAAACAAACAACTCTGGCAAAATTTTCTCAACTTAGAGCCGACTAAACAATACATCAGGTCACAAATGGCGTTTAACGCACAGGTCGCACAACGCAAAGCCTTTCAAGCCTTGGAACGCGAAGCCGTTTCAGGCGACACAAACGCCGCTAAGCAGATTAACGAACTGTCAGGTATCTTAAACAACATTGACACGAACAAAATCATTGTTCTTCATCAGATAGATAGGGGGAACACAGGTGAAACAAGATAGAAAAGAACATAGAAGAGAGCAGTCCAGACAAGCCCAAGCCCAAGCCTTTGACGAGGGGTATCAGATGGGTTACGCACAAGGAAGAAAGGACGGTTACTACCATGCTCTGCGAGAATTGCAAAACAACAAACATAACAACACCGATAGACCAACACCCAAGTTACCTGATATGCCCGAACTGTAACGCAATCGAACTGCAATACATTCCACAACCGTATCAAAAAGAAGCACACCAATTAAAACAAACCAACACTCTGCAAATTGTCGGTTTTTTCGGCGGCTACGGCTCAGGAAAGTCAAAAACGTCCCTTGCCGAGATTTTTCTACGAGCATTAGAAAACCCAAAAGGCACAGGACTGCTAACCGCACCGACCTTGCAACAACTAAAAAGAACCACTTTAAAAACTTTTTTTAACGAAGTCTGCCCACCACCACTAATTGAGAGGTATAATAAAGCAGACGGGGAAATACGCTTAATAAACGGATTCACGTTTTACACGATTCCCAGCGACGACGAGGAAAAACTACGCTCGATTAACGCAGGACTCGTTCACATGGAGGAGGCGTCAGGTATTAAACGGTCAATCTACGACCAACTCCTAACACGTATTCGTGACCCGTACGTGAAAAACAAACTATTCGCAGTCTGCTCTAACCCTGACTTAGGTTGGATTAAAGAAGTGTTCGTAGACAACGAAAAACGCAAAAACCCACTACACCCACAGCACGATGATTTTAACCAACACATTACGACGTTTATATGGAAAACCGAATTAAACACGTATTTACCACCCGACTTTATCGAAATTAACAAAAAAGGCAAACCAGAGTGGTGGATTAAACGTTACCTATTAGGAAGTTTCGAGCATTCAGAAGGTATGGTTTATCCGAACTTTGCAAACACAATCACCGAGCCGTTCGACATTCCAAAAAATTGGGAACGATTCGTCGCACTAGACCACGGACTCAGAAACCCAACCGCCGTAGTGTTCGGCGCAATCGACCCAGATAAAGGAATTGCGTATATCTACGACCAATATTACGAGCCAAACCGCACCGTACCCGAACACGCTACCAAAATTAAGCCAAAAATCGAAGACATTCCGTACGGTAGGTTAAGATTTATGGTAATTGACCCGTCAGCACGAAACAAGACCGACCCTGTAAACGGAAAGTCGGTACAGGGTTTATACCAAGAGTACGGGCTATTCTTTACAGAAGCCAACAACGCAATCGAAGCAGGGTTGTTAAAAGTAAATTCATACGTTAACAACGACAGGTTAAAAATATTCAACACTTGCACCGACATTATTAAAGAAGGCTTAAACTACAAGTTTCCAGAAGTAACGATGGACAACGAGAAAAACCTGGACGAAAAGCCTGTAAAACACAACGACCACGCAATGGACGCACTTAGATACGCCCTTATGCGACTACCAGACGACCCAGAATTATTAAAAACCGTTGCCCACGACCCACCAAGAAGGTATAATAAGGTTGTTGATGATGAAGACGACGAAAACTATGACAAAAAAGGAGATTTTCTAAGTTATGTCTAAATCTAATGAGTACACGTTTTGCTTTAAGGACGGCTCTCTGGTAACGTTTTCGCTGACATTACAAGAGTTTGAGCGTGTGAAAGAGTGTTTTATCTCAAATCGTTCGCACGTTGTATTAGACGAGCATATTTTTGCAAAAGATAGTATTTGGTTCATTAAGAAGCGAGAAGAACAACCGACAGATGAACAACCGTCAGCCATTCCAGAGTATATGGAACAAGACGTGTATGAGTTCTTTCAAAAAGAAAAATTGAACAGAGGTGAGTTTATTGGATAAGAAAAGCGACGACGCAAAAAAGATTCAGTTTATGTTGCAACGTTTTCGTAAAGCAGAAAACGCCCTTGCAGATAAACAACGGTTGTGGAGAGAGTTAGACACGTTTGACCGAGGCGAACAGTGGAAAAATGCTTCTATTCCACCGTGGATTCCAAAACCTGTTACAAACTACGTTCGATACATTCGCACGTTAAAACGCGCAAACCTAGCAAGCGCAATCAGCAAAGCAACGTTTATGCCGACCAACCCACAGTTTGAAGAAGATGTTGTAAGGTTACAAGAAGCCTACGAACACGTATGGGAAAGCGAAAGTGTTTCTCGAACCGTTCGCAGAATGATTGACCGTATGCTTTTACAAGGTACGGCGATTGCGTATGTGTACAACGACGACTCTTACGTTGGAGGCGTGTATAAAGAGCCTTTTGACCCACAGAACCAACTGTACACAGGTAAGATTTGTGTAAAACAAATCCCAATCTTTAACTTCTTCCCAGACCCAGACGCTTACGAGATTGATAAATGTAAATATATTGAGATAACGGAAATTTTAACTTTAGCAGAGGTTAGAAATAACCCAGAGTTTAAAAAGTATTGCGAAGAGCAAGGCACAGGTAAAAAACTGAAAGATTTAAAAATCACCGCGTTAGGACAATCAGATACCGAAGCAGGCGCAATTCTTGATAGAGATTCTAACCCATTAAATAACGGTATGAACCTGCAAGGTGATGAAATGGTTGTTTTACACTGCCATTGGGAACGTAAGTACAACGAGCAGGGTCAGTGGGAGTTGAGTTGCACTTACTACATTCAAAACACTGATTTTATTTTGCTAAAGCGCGAAAACATTCAGCCAAACACATATCCGTTTGCAATGTGCTTAGACGAGTACGAAGAAAACAGTTTGTTTGGAACGTCGATGATTATGGATATTTTTGAAAACCAAAAGATTTTGAACAAAACAGCACAGACTGCTTCAATTATCGGTGTATTGCACCAAAACCCACAAAAGATTGTTTCGCGAGAAAGCGGTATTAACGCGGCTGACTTAGCAAAGACAGGCACACTTCCAGGTAAGGTCTGGACTACCAATGCAGACCCACAGAACTCGATTCACACGCTTCAACCACCAGAAATTCCACGAGGGTTGTTTGATTTGGAAGACCGATTGAAAAACGACATTCGAGAAATGACAGGTGTTAACGAAGCGTACACAGGTAACTCAGTAGGCTCGTTGACAACTTCGACAGGCGTAAACTCACTTATTGAACGTGCTACCATTCGTGACAAAGACAAAATGATTCAGGTAGACGAGTTTATCGAAAAACTTTCCCATTTAATTGTGTTGAACATTGTTTATAAATGGAAAGACTCCCGACCACTTTCAGTTAGTTCACCAAACGGAGAGCCAATGTATGCAGAGTTTCAACCGTTTGATGATTGGACTGCGGAAAATTTGGAATGGCGCGTAAAATCTAATGTGTACGCAAAAGCACCTGTTACACAAGCAACAAAACGACAACAAGCCGACCAACTCATGCAGTTGCAAGGTCAGTTCCAATTTAACCCACCTGTCATTACACCAGAAGAATGGATTCAGTTCCAAGATTTTGATATTAAGGAAGATATTTTACGTCGTATGCAAGAAGACCGTCAAAAAATGGAACAACAGCAACAAACAGATTTGGCAAAACAAATTACAATGGTGGCTAAGTACGCACATCAGTTAATGATGGAAGGTATGCCTGCTGAACAAGTAGACGGGGCAATCTATCAGTTTGCAGAGCAAATTATGCAAGAAGGTCAAGCACAAACTGAGGGCGAAGGAACAAGACCTCCAGACGCACCACAAGAAGCACAAGCACCAGAAGGAATGACAGGACAAATGGCAATGGCGAACATGGCAAGAGGAATGTAAAAAAAAATAGTTGCATTTTTCAGATAATTTGTTATATTATAAGTAGATTGGTAAAAGCGGTTGGTGGCGAAGACACTACTAATCAAAATTTCGCAACCCATGCGTAAAAAGGGAAAGGAGAATCACTATGTCAGACCCAAACAAGTTGGAAGACTACGCTGAGGACTTTGAGTTTGAAGAAGAAGACTTTGAAGCCGAAGCACCCGAAGAAGAAGTAGTCGAACCCGAAGAGGAAGAAGAGTACGAAGAAGAGTATGAGGAAGAGTATGAGGAAGAGTATGAGGAAGAGTATGAGGAAGAAACTCCGCCTGCTAATACGCAAACTTCTGAGCAAAATGCTTACTATGCGGAACAACGCAGGCAAAATCTTGTAGAACAACGTGTTCAACAAGAGTTGCAAAAGTTGAAACAAGAAGCACCAGAGTTTCAAATGGCGCAAATGCTTTCAGAAATGTACGGAATCCCTGTTAACGAACTTCATCAACAACTTCAAGAAAAAAGGTTGGAAGAAGAGGCTAAGCAAAAGGGTGTCCCGCTCGAAGTTATGAAGCAATTAAACGCCTACGAACAGAATCAATCTCAGTTGCAAGAACAGTTGTACTTCATGCAGTTCCAAAATTGGCAAAATCGCATTAACGAAGAAGCCAACCAAATGACAAATCAATATCCAATGCTTGACGAGCAGGATATTGAGGAAGCAAAACACTTTTTGTTAGACACGCTTCAAAATCCCGAAATTCCATTGCAAAATGCTGTGTTTGCACTTCACGGTGATAAAATTGCTTCAAGCCTGAAAGAACTTGCCAAACAAGAGGCGTTAGCAGAAATATCTGGACGCAAAAGAGGCGGTCTACCGCCACAAGGCAAAGGAACAGTCGAAGGCAGTACACTGTCGGACGAAGAACGCTACATCGCAAAGAATATGGGATTATCAGAAGCAGATTATCTAAAATGGAAATAATAAAGGGGGCAAATTAAAATGGCAATTCAGTATGTAAAATCTGCACTCGCAGAAAGCATCATTCCTGTTATAGACAAGCCAATTAAATCAGGTGTATCTCAAAATATTGGAGACCTTGTTTACATTAACGGAAACGAGATTGACGCAGTAACTCTTGCGTCGAGTCTTGTAACAACAACTGTAACAAATCTTGGAGTTTCGGAAGGTAACAACTTTGAAGGTCTTGGAGTAACACCAAAAGTAGGTAAACTACGTGTTAGCGGTAACGCTATCTACAAAGCACCTTATGGTGCAGTAGGTGCAGCAGGCGGTTTTACAGCTTTTGAAGGAACTGACGAACAATGGAAAGCTCTTGTTGGAACAACAAAAGCAATTGGTAAAAACATTCTTGACGATGCAGGTGTTACTGCTACACCTCCGACTGGAAATTATGCAAGAGGTTTTGTTGTTGATTCCGCAGGTGCAGTTAAATTAGTAAAAATCACAGACGTAGACAAAAAAGATGGAGTCGTTTATTTTCAATTCCTTCCATCTACTTTGTACACATCTTAATAAAGGGGGGAACTGAAAATGTCAGTTAACAGTGGAAATTATGGTCGTTTACTAGAACCTGGTTTGCGTAAGATTTTCTTTGAAACTTACCAAGAGAAGCCAGAACAATTCTCGCAAATTTTTAACATAACTAACTCAAGTAAAGCAGTAGAAACTGACCTTCGTATGGGCGGGTTCACTCAATGGAAAACAAAAGCTTCTCTTGACGGAGTTGAATATGAGAACCCAACAGGTACAGACACAGTGATGTACAAACACGTCACTTATGCAAAAGGTTTCCAATTGGAAAAAGAAATGGTTGACGATGAGCAATACTCCATCATCAACAAACTTCCAAAAGCACTTGCTCGTGCGGCTCGCGCGACTCTTGAAGAACTTGGTGCTTCCGTTCTAAACAATGCGTTTAGTAACGCGGCTAGTCCTTACCAAACGCCTTACAAAGGTGAAGCATTAGTAGGTAATCACGCTCTACTTGGTGGCGGTGTTACTACAAATGCAATCGGTAATTGGTCGTTGACAGAAGATAATCTTGAAAAAGCACTCAAACTTGCACACGAGCAAGTTGACGAGCGTGGTTTAAAAATTCAAATGAACCCAGACACACTTATCGTACCTCGTGCGTTGGAGTATGTTGCTGCTCGCATCAACGGTTCGACTCTTTCCACTGTTGCAGGTGGTACAGGTAATGGTACGTTTGCGAAAAACGACATTAACGTATTGAAAGGTCGTTTCAAAATCGTTGTTATGGACTACCTAAATGATAGCAACAATTGGTTCTTGATGGATAGCCAAATCGCTCAGTTGAATTGGTTCTGGCGTGAAAAGTTGTCGTTTAAAAACGAAACAGACTTCGACACAGATGTTGCAAAATACAAAGGTCGTATGCGTTTCTCGTTCGGTTGGTCTGACCACCGTGGTATTTTGGGTGCTAACGTAACATCTTAATAGATGAGGTGTAGTTCATGGCTAAAAAATCTCCTGCGTGGCAACGTAAGGAAGGTCAAAACTCCGAAGGCGGTCTAAATGCAAAAGGACGTGCTTCGTACAATAAGGCAACAGGCGGTAACTTAAAACCGCCTGTAAGCCGAGAACAAGCCGCTAAAAGCGAAAAGTCCGCTTCTCGACGAGAATCTTTTTGTTCCCGAATGGAAGGAATGAAAAGCAAACTCACAAGTGCTAAAACTGCAAAAGACCCTAACTCACGCATTAACAAATCCTTGCGTAAGTGGGATTGCTAAAACAAAGACCCCCTTGCAAAACAAGGGGGTTTTTTAACAGAAGGGTGATAATATGCAACCAATTACAAAAGAAGAGCAGTTTTTTGAATTTACCATTAACAAACTTGTTAAAGAACAAAACAACACAAACGAACTACTGCAACAAATCTTAGACAGGCTACCTGTCAAGGAGGTAGAGAAGGTTGATACTAAGCGATATGATAGCGTTAGTAAACGCAAACGTTGATGATGTAGTAGACACTGTGCCTGTTGTACAGTGGCTTAATGCAGGACAAAATAAAATGGCTTCGGAAGCACGAGCGTCTTTTACGCAACTTGTTGCCTCCAACACAAACAGCACGTTCGATTTCCCCGAAAAATACCACGAAATTCCCGTGCTGTACGCTTGCGCTATGTACATGGCTTCTCAGTCGTCTATTGCTGAAAAAGAGTCATATCTACGCCAATTTGAGGACGGTGTAAAATCGTTTATTGAAAACTACGATATTCCTTTAACACAACGTGACGACACAACTACACAGCACTTTACAAAGACGGCGACAGATAAAAACAAGTATTATATTACAAAGCGCGGTTATTCTGACCGCTCAAACTTAAAAGTTTATTTGAACGGACTGCAAACAACTTTGTTTGAGTTGATAGATAACAACGGCTTTGAGTTGCTTGTTGTTGTCAATGTTCAAGAACCTGCTGACGGCGATAAAATTACGGCTCGTTGGGAAGACAGACCAGACTTACAAGAACCGCCTTATCCGTGGATGAAAGCGTGGTGAGAATATGGCTCGACAAGAGATTAACGTAAACGCAGGAGTTCGTGAGTTTGAAGCCTACATGGACTTTTCAGGCGGAATGAATAACAACGCTTCTAACGAACGTCTTGCTGATAACGAGTTTACGCTAATGCAAAACGTTGATTTGAATAAACGTGGTTCTGTAAAAAAGCGGACAGGTCGAACCGTCGAAATTCCAACTGTATTTAGCGGAACAGTCGCCAACCCTTCTGTGCAGGGTGTTTTCTTTTTTAACAGACAAGGTGTTCCAAATCCCGACATGATTTTTGCTGTGTCTGGAAAACTCTATTACAAACTATCAACAAGTCTTCAACCTGTTGTTCTTGAAATACCAATCACAGGACTTCCTGGCGGTTTTCAAACAGATAGAGTTGTTGAAGCCGTGCAGTTTTACCAAACACTTTACGTTGCAACAGGAACAAAGTTGGTAAAAGTTGAGTTCAACGCGTCTGGTGGAGGTTATTTCACAGCGTCCGTAGCAAAACCATACGAGCCTAACTCACAAGAAATTCGTTACATTGGTCTTAACGCACTTCTTGGCTATGCTATGTCAACTACAAACGACTCTTCAATTACGCAAAGCAGTGGTTTTGAAATAAAAGGTATAATTCCAAAACAAGAGAGTACAGGAAAAACCTTAGTTAATGGTTTAAAGGGAGAAAGAATAAAGTTAGACACGTATATCAAACACAACACAGCCCTTGCAAACTATAATTCAGCAAACAATCAGTATCAGTTCTTTTACAGAGTTTCAAATCTGGAAGATATGGAAAAAATTACAGTTTCAGAAAAAATAATAAAAAACACAGGTCTAAGAACAGTTTTTACAACAACATCAGAAATACGTCCAGAAACTATCGAAGTGTTTGTAGACGGTGAGAAACAAATTTTTGGTGGAGATTATATTCTTGCCACAGGTGGTTATGGCTTTGTCATGCAGTATCAAGTAGGAAGCACTTCACACGACGTGACTGTAACATACAGTTGGAAACCAAATTGGTTTAATAGCAACTCTAACTACGCAACTATTGTAGGTTGGGAGTACACAGGCAACTCACCGTCTTTTGTTCTTAAACCTTCTGTTGCAACAACTTTTGATTTTAAAGTACAAGTTCTTTTTGCAATAGGTGTACAGTCCTCAGAATACGTTTACGAACGTTTTGACGTAAAAACGACAAGACAAAAGCAAGACGTGTTTGACGATAGTGCGTACACGTTACACAGTTGCAACCGTATTCGTCTGCATTGGGATAGATTGATGTTATTTGGCGATACAAGCCAACCGACGCAGATTTATATATCAGAGTTAGGTAACGGTGACTATTACCCTGTAAACAACACACTTCGCTTTGACACAGGTAAACAGGAAGACATTACAACTGTGGTTCGTGTGCAGGATTTTCTAACAGTGTTTACACCGACAACTATACACACGGTATCTGGAAAAAGCCCAGACAATTACCAGATTTCTTTAATAAACAACGACATTGGTTGTATTGCACCTCTTTCTGCTGTTTTGACAGGTAATGTTATTACGTTTCTTTCCGAAGAAGGTGTTTTTGCCCTTCAACCAAATATGTTTAAGTTAGAGCAAATGAACGTTGCCAGAGCCGATTTAAACATAAAAGGCGAAGTTCCAAAAGACACAAACGCTTGTGCAATAAACTACGACTCGCAGTATTGGCTCTGCTATCCAAACAGAAAAATTATCTATCGCTTTTATTATGAAAGTAAGGTTTGGGTTAAAGATATTTCCGACAAACTAAACTTTGTTCAGTTCATTAAAGACGGTGATAACGTCTATAATTTGGCAAAAGACGCTGTGCTGTATAAACATAGTAAAAGTGTATACAAAGACGGAAATTCAGGGTATAATATGATTGTCGAGAGTAAATATTTTGACTTGTCAAAATCGTTCAATTTTAAGAAGTTGAAACGTCTTTATATGTTAGCAAGAGCATACAATAACTACGATGTAAATTACAACGTTTACGTTTATGCTGACAGTGCGATTGTACTAACACCTGAAACAGGTCAAGCGTCCATCAATCAAGACGATTATGTTGTCTGGACACCTGTTGTCACGCCAAACGTCAACGTAGTTGGAAGTACGGTGTTTGGACTATGGGAACTTGGTGAAGATGCGTTCGGCGATAGATATTTAGACGTTCAAAAAGCAAGGATTCAAGGTAAGTGTCGCAGAGTAAAAGTAAGGTTTGAAAACGACCAAGACCAAGAAGTAGAGATTTTCGGTTTCGGTTTAGAGTTCAAACTGAAAAAGCCGTAAAGGGGTGATAATATGGCTCGAATTAGTTTAGGAAACACCTCACCGTTAACTCCGTGGAACAACGGCAACGTTATGACAGCCGAAGATTACAAAAGGGAACGTGAGATTATTGTAACCGCAATTAACGACAATTATGACCGAGTTGTTGAAGTTGCAAAAGCAGTAGAAGTACCAACGGTGCAAGATTACAGTTGGACAATAACAGGAAGTGTTTCAAACCCTGTATTCACACTTCCGTCAGGTAAATCCTACGCAACAGGTCAGAATGTATTGCGTGTCGTAGTCGAAGGTTTTGAGTTGGCAAACACAGATAATTTAAAACAGTTTGAAGAAATCGACTCAACAAGTTTTAGAGTTAACGCTGATTTAAGTGCAGACACAGACGTTTATGCGTCATGGTCGCAAGTTCGTACAATCAGAACATTTAGTGAAGATATTATCGCATTTAACGTAATGGGGGTGTTTTAAATGGCTACACCGAAAAAGATTTTGCAAACAAGAGGAACAGGCAACAAACTTATAACAACAACAGTTAAGACAGTTGTTCAAGAGATTACGCTGTTTAACTACGATTCAAGTTCTATTGTATTCACAATTTACAGAACTCCCTCTTCTGATGCAGATAAGTATAAGACAGAAAACAGAATTAGAACAAATGTTACTGTTAGTGCAGGCAACTCCGTCACGTTTAGTAACTTAAAATGGGTGTTAGACGCAGGAGATACGGTTTCGTTTTCTCCTAGTGACCAAAGCAGGGGCTATGCGGTCTACATTGATGGCGTAGAGTTTGAATAATAAAACAATTTTAAGGGGGCGATTTTAGTGCAATTCAAAAACAATGTAAATTTTAACAAAAAACAACTCAAAAACGCAGTCATTGACACACTTTCTTCCGCACCATCAAGTCCAACAGAAGGTCAAATTTATTTTAACGATGGTACTGTTACCGCAAATGATATTGGTTTTTACATTCGACAAGGTTCGGCTTGGAAAAAACTAACTGACCAAAGTATGACAGACCAACAAATTCTTGATGCGGTAAAAAGAGTTGACGGTACAGGAAGCGGTATTGACGCAGATTTGTTAGACGGTAATAGTGCAAGTGCGTTTTATCTTGCCACAACTACATTAAACAATATTGCAACAGCAACAGGTAATGTTGGTTTAGGCGGAAACTCTATTACAAATCTAAAAACAGAAATTGTGACTGACAACACAACAAATGCCGCTACAACGGAATTTGTTACAAGAGCAGTTGCAAACGCTGTTCAAGGTTTGGATATTAAAGGGTCGGTAACTTATGCTACGGTTTCGGGATTTAGTGCTTGGACGTCTAATAATACAGCAGGAACAATAACTATTAGTGCAAATCCTGCAACAGAGTTAGCACCTTTTGATTCGAGTAATGCAGTTGTTGTTGGTCAACGAATATTAGTAAAACATTTTACAAGTGCAAATGCTTATTTAAATGGGTTTTATCAAGTAACAACTTCGGATTTTGCTTCTTCACAAATTGTTTTAACAAGAGTAGATATGCTTTATAACACGTCAATTCAAGCAAACGCATTTGTTTTTGTTGAAAGAGGACTTACTCTTTCAGACACAGGTTGGGTTCTTACTTCTAATAGCGGAACGGTTGGAACTGACCCGATTGCATTTGTACAGTTTTCGTCAGCAGGAGTAATTGTAACAAGAGCAGATGGCGGAATAACAAAAGAAGGAAACGAGATTTATGTTGACACAACTCTTATTCCTCGAAAAAAACAATTTACATTTCCTGCGTCAAACACAGCCGCAAACACACCAATTAGTCTTGGACATAACCTAAATACAGAATTTGTTTCAGTTTCAATTATAGAAATTTCTTCAAAAGAAGTTGTGCTTGCAGACGTGTCTGTAACGGACGCTATGGCGGTTGCTGTTACTTTTGCAGACGCAGTTAACGCAAACACTTTTAGAGCGGTAATTATTGGATAATAAAGGGCAGATTAACTTCTGCCCTATCCACATAAAAGGAGTGATTTTATGAAGATACTATCTTCAATAAACAGCACAAACGATTTAGTTTCAAGAAACTTCGTAAACTCTTACGCAACAACAACAGGAACAAACACATACTCAATTACACTTGTACCGACTCCGAGTTCGCTTTCCTTTTTAGAAGGGCAGGCGATTCGGGTTAAAGTGGGAAGCACAAGTAACGGTGTAATTTCGCTAAATGTAAACGGTTTAGGTGCAATAAATGTACTTCTTTCAGACGGAACACAAGCGAACACTTGGCGTTCTGATTCTATCTATACGGTGGTGTATAACGGCTCAAATTTTATTCAACAGGGTGAAGGGGGGATAGTTGCAAATAACGCAAGCCCACAAAGCGTAAAGTACGACGAAACAATAGCATTAAATGACGTGATTGAGAGTTATTATCGGGATTTTACAACAGGGTTTAACGGTAGTGCTTTTTCAACATCAGGAGTTACTGTTTCAGGCACACCTCCTACAAACGGTGCACCAAGCGTTGTTTCTTGGAGTCCAAACGGTTTGTATTTAGCGGTTGGATATTCGACCACTCCTTTTTTTGCAATTTATAAAAGAAGTGGAGATACCTTAACAAGGCTTCCTGCAACTACAAACGTGTCGGCAGGAACAGCGTCAGAACCTTTATCAATGACATGGAGTTTTGACAGTTCAAGTTTAGTTGTCTGTTTTGCAACAACTCCGTTTATTTACCATTACAAGCGTTATAGTGGAGATTACTTTTTTCGTGATACTGCTTCAAATGCAGGTAATCCAACAATTGTTGATATTGACCCTACAAACACGTATTTGCTTTGTGCAACAACTACTGCACCAACGTCACCAATTCGTATTGTAAAAAGAGGCACACAGGATTTTACTAATTTGCTTGCGACAGGTGCAGTTGGTTGGGCTGGTGTTAGTATTAACAACACAATGAATGGTCTAACATGGCATCCAAGCGGAAATTATTTTGCCGCTTTATATAATGAATTTTCCACATATCTTGCCATTTTTACAAAATCAGTGGGTTCAGATACTTTCACTTTAACAAATCGGTTTGAAGTACAAAGTGGTAATGGTAGCGGTTTTGCTTATACCGCTAAATTTAGTCCTGATGGAAACTTTATTGCTATTGCATATCTAAATGCACCGGTTTCAAACGCAAACATTAGAGTGTATTCTTTTTCAGAAGGTTCTTTAACACAAGTTTTTTCAGGAGTTAATTTAAGCGGTTATAGGTGCATAACATGGAGTCCTGATAGTAATTATTTTATCGCTTCGGGTGTTTTACAAAGTTCAGCAAGTACAAATACTCCAATAATGATAAAGAAAAATGCAAATAATACTTTTACAGTTTGTGACACACCTTCGTCTGCATTGACTCCAAGTTATCGTTTTACAAGTTGGAGTCCTGATGGAAACTATGTAGCATTAGGCGACTATGCAACTACAAACGCAAATCCCGAAATACGAAAAGTAGTACCTGCAAACGCACCATACCTATTCCGAAAAGTAACACCATCAACATCAACAGTCGGAACATTTGACAAAGTATACGGTATCGCCAAAGAAAGTGGCACAGCAGGACAGACTAAAAAAGCAAGTATTCTTGTTAATGGAAATCTGTTATAATGTGATAAAGGAGTGATAATATGAGAAAACCTTATCAAGAGTCAAAATTTGGAAAAGTTTACACAAACTCAACACCGCTTATGTTGCAGTCAAATATGCCTAAACAATCTCTTGGGTATAACGCAAACGGGCGTATAGACAAAAACACCACACACGACGCTCAGTTATTTGGAAATCCTAATAGTTATATTTCGCCTAAAAACAAAGGTTACGGTAGTTTTAACTCTGGTTACTACTACAACGCACTTGGTTTAGGTCAGCAACTTGCAGACGCTAGAAAAAGCCCACAAGCCCAACAAGAGTTTAACGATAGATATTGGGGCGGTCTTCAAGGTATGGGTGCTAACAGCACTCCACAAATGCGTAGAAAAACAGGGCTTCTTGATTATGCAGAAAATATATTTAATCACCGACAAAAACAAAATTCTTTGTTAGGTTCTTATGGACAGCCTAAGCGAGAAACGCTTGGGCAAGGTTTGGTTAATAATTTTGTTAATAAACCAGCACAAACCTCTAGTAACCTTTTTAAAGTTGCCTCTCCGTTTGTTAAACGTCTTCTTAATAAAACAATTACTGAACCATTAACACAACCTGTAGAAGACGCGCAGGCGTTGTCAGGTTTTATGCAAAAAAATATAATGCCAACTGTTACAAAAACCGACTCTGCTTTAGACCTTCTGGACACGTTGTCGGGAGGAAGGTTAGGTTACAATAAAGCAAAAGAAAACATAGCAGACACTATGGAATACGGTGTTGCTAGACCGATTAACGCCTTTACAAGCACTACAAGAGCGTTAACAGACAACAGCGTTTCTTCACCAGCCCTACGAACGTATAAGAATCTCTCAGCACCGTTCTTAGGTTATATGAGAGCACCTGGTTATGAAAACGTTGACTTTGGCGAAACTCAAAAAAATATAGGTTGGGAACAACAAAAAGCAGACGCGCCTAGAAATTGGTATAGTCCTTTTGTGGACGCTATCCGAGGAAGAGAAGGACAACTTGACTTGTATGATGTTGTAAACTTTGCAGGAAATAACCCAGACATTCCTGTTGGACTTTTTGCAAAACCAGGGCAGTTAGCGGCTAAGGGTTTTATAAAAGGTGTAGAAGGTGTTGAAAAAGCAGGTCAAGCCACTACATCACTTGTTAAAAAGTTAGGCACGTCTGAAAGTCCGATAAATTTGCTTAATAATCAAAGAGGTACTGTTAATTTTAACCCAGAAGCAGACAGCACTCTTGATAGAATGGGTTTTAGAACAACTAGACCTGCTGTAGACTCTGAGCAAGGCAGGCGGTTAGAAAAAATAGCAAAGTTACAAGACAAAAAAGCCGCTTTAGAAAGAGAATTGAAAACATATGATAAAACAACACAAGCAAAAGAGTATGTTGAAACCCAAACCAAAATTAACAGTACAACCACAGCAATATCAAGAGAGGAACAAAAATTAGCGTCAGCAAGTGTTCGTATACCAGAGGCTTTGTCCCAAACACCTGTTAAATTAGACAAAAAACAGTTAGAAGACGTTAATCTGTTTTTACAAGCGGTGGAAAGCGGAAAAATCAAACCTGCTAACGGTAAATATTTTACAGCAAAAGACATTGAAGATTTTATAACAACAACACCGTCGGTAAATAAAAGTTTTGGTCTTACAAAAGGTGATAAAACTTTAGGAGAAGAAATTGTTAACGCTTTCCAAAACGACCCTAATTTTAAAGGTTTGTCAGTTGATAAAGAAAAAGCCTTATCTTATTTAAAACAACAGTTTGATGGAAAAGGTTGGGTAGACGCATCAGGTAAATTCCGCAAATACACAGATTTAATGCTTGAAAGAGTCTACGATAAAATTGCACAAAAAGGAGTGTATCAAACAAGTAAAGCGGCTGAGGAAGCGGCGTTACAAGCAAAAACAGCCGCCGAACAAATGTTTATACACGCTGTGCAAACAGGTAAAATTTCACCAACATCAGGAAGGTTTATAAAACCTGTTACAAGTGTTAACCCTGCAAAAGTACAAAGAAAAATGCCTGGTGAGAGAACGTATAGAGAGTTGCAAGGAGAGCGTAAAGTTGGAAAACAAGAACCTCAACAAGTCCGTGTAAAAAAAGCACCTTCAAAATTTGAACAACAACAGGTGGACGAAAATTCTAACTATGTGTTAAACGAGTTAAAAAACCCTGATAGCGAAATTGCAAAAGCCGTAAACATAGGGGACGTTGAGGCTGTTAAACAAAGAATTGCAAGAAAAATCGGAGGTTTTAGAGATTTAGAAATTGCTAACAAGGTTGTTGAAAAACTAAAAGAACAGGGTTTGTTTAAACCTATTAAAACAACATCAACGGCTGTTCCGAGTGTGCCAAAAAAACTAACTAAAAAACAACAAATGGAACAAGATAAGAAAAATAGAGAAGAGCGTGAGCAAGCACAAGCGCAAGCAGCAATGGAACGTGCGCGTGAACAGCAAAGAAAAATTGCTGAAATAAACAAAATTCGTAAAACAGCCGCAAATCAAGAAGTAAAAGACAAACTTAGCGCTTTAGCAAGCAGAGCGCAAAACCTTCCTGGAAATAGACTAAAAAGTATCGTGTCGTCTGTAAGACGTGCAAAGGAAGAAGAAACAGACATTAAATCAGGGTTCTACGAAAGAGAAATGTCAGAGAAAGATAAACTTCTTTCTCGTATTCAAGAAAGTTTAACCGACTTAAAAGAAGAAGTAGAAATTACCAAACTAAGTTGGTACGATAAAGAAATAACAAAAATCAAAGCCGAGTTAGACAAACTTGAAGAAATAGAAAAACAAAAAAACCCTTCATATAGAACGCCTAAAAACGAACCTCTTTCAGAAGATTTTACTCTTGCAAACAGTAACCTAACGGACAGAGAAAAAAGTTTAGGTAAACTACTCACACGTTCTATTGAAGCACAACCTGGCGTAAATTACAGTAGGTCAAGCCTGTACAAAATGCTTGCAGACGAATACAAACCTAAAGAAATAGACAACGTTTTTGAAGAGTTAAAAAATAGAGGTTACATCAAAAAAGACGGTACAGTTGTAAAAACTCCGTCTGGTCGAACAATAAGAGAAAAGCCAGCCGTAGACCAAGCAGACCAAACACCTGCACCAAAAGAAACAATCTCAACCGCAGTACCAACCGCCAAAGAGGCAGGTAGACGCAAAGTAGCAGTTAACGCAACAGGTAAAAGAACAGTGTCGAAAGAAAAGCCAGCC